ATTCAACTGCAAGACCACGCAACTCTTCTGCAATAGATTTAACAAGTGTATATGAGTTTACATTATTGCCAGACTTAACTCTAGCAGACGAACAGATATTCAGATAGTCAATATAGATAATATCAGGCACAAACTTACGCTTGAGTTTCAATTCACTTAGCAAGTGCTTGAAGTGTGTTGCATTAGCTGATGCAGTAGGATATTCTTTGATGATCAATCGACCAAGAGACTTCTCCTTCATTCTCGCAATCTTTTTCAAGTAACTGTCTTTAGGCAAGACTACAAGCTTATCCACGTCAACGTTCAACAGATTGGCGTCAATGCGTTCAGCAATTCTTTCCTCTGCCATTTCAAGTGTGATGTATAGCACGTTCTTGCCGAGTGTGAGGTTAGCTGCTGCGCAATGGCACATGAATAGACTCTTACCGACACCTGTGCCTGCAAGAATAATGTTCAGTGTCTTTTTAGGAAGGCCATTCTTTGTGATTCGATTCAAGTAATCAAGATCAAAAGGAATACGCTCTTCAACTCTATGATAGAACTCATAGCGTGATTCCGCGTCTTCGATGAAATCATGACCAACGTGATTGTCGAAAGATACACCCAAAGCATCCGATAGAATGCCTGGGATAGCGCCTTTGTCTAGCTTTGAAGTCTCATGTTCATCCAGAATCGTAATGCTCTGCATGATGGCATTGTAGATAGCTTTGTCTTGGCAAAACTTCTCTGTCTGGTCGACTAGCCATTCTGTGTCCTGAGGAGAATACTCCTCAGAATTAATCTCTGTGATTAGAGAAAGGACTTTTTTGTATTGATCTTCCGAAATGTTTTTCTTAGCATCCATTTCGATGATAAGTGCTTCGACTGTAGGTAGTGCGTTATACTTTGTGTAGTAGTCGAATGCATGGTTGAATACAATCTTTTCGGAAGCTTCTGTGAAATATTCTGACTTTATGAAGGGCAATGTTTTACGTACATATCCATCATCATTCAGGATATGCTTCAGAATTTTCTTTTCCAGTCTCATCATTATACCTTTGTTCTGCCATGCTTAGGGTGTGCCTAAGCAAGTCGTTTAGAATGTCGCTAAGTGTCGATTCAAACTCTTCCTTACCTAGAAGAGAATTATGCTCTTCATCGATTATATCATAGTTGAAGTTGATTGAGTACGTTCCATCAGCGTTTTCTTTTTCGGCAAAGTTTAGCTCACCAAAGTAGAACTTGACTCCAGCAAAGTCGCCTGTCAGGATTTCAATAGTTGCAACAACATCATTGTCTTTGTACTTGACATCCTCGGAAGTAACCATGTAGTCTAAATCAATCAGCATTTTCTAGCTCCATTTCAGTCTCGTCATCTTGACTGCTAACGCTGGTAGTAGTATCTTGACCGTACAGGAACTCTTTCTTGCACGCTTCGTCAATCTGATCTAGGATATCTTTAGTGAAATACTTTTCAGGATTTTCATTGATGTTCTTTCCAAAGACTTTCACGCCGTTGGATAGTTCATAGCGAGTAGATACTTTCTTAATGATGCCATACTTCTCTGCAATGTCCAGAAGTCCGTAGTAGCGATCTAAGCCTTTGCTATAGGTGATCTTAATTTCAACAAACGAATTCTCTTTCGTCAGTCGGCTCTTCTGAAGTTTTGCCTTCACGATGTTACCAATAACTTCTGTGCCGTCTTTGTCTTTCTTCTTAGACAGATACACAATTGTGGATGCAGTGTACTTCAAGCCTGAGCCGCCAGACATTTCTTTCATTGGAATGTATGCACCAACAACATCATAAACGTGATTAGTTACAATCAACGGAACACCAATCTTAGCAAGCTTCAAATTCAATACACGGAATGTAGCTTTAAGAATCTGGCTCTTCGTCATGTCCCTAGTCTCTTTGCCTTCTGCACTGTCTTCCATTTCTTTTGTAGATGATAGCTGACCGAGAGAATCGAGAACCATCATCATAGGCTTGCGTGCTGATTCTTTTTGTGCTGAGTACTTTTCGATGATCTGAAGTGCAGTATGACGGAACTTCTGAATCGTATCTGGCTCAGAGATAACAACACGCTTTGTGTCTACGCCTCTAGATTCCATCATGTGCTTTGTCACAGCAGCTTCGGTATCAAAGTAAATTACACCCGCGTCTGGATTATCATCTAGGAATTGCTTAACAACACCCAAGACAAAGAATGTTTTACCTGTTGAAGACTCACCTGCGAATGCAGTTACTTTGTTGTTGGGAACGCCACCATAGATACTGCCAGATAGCAGTGCGTTCAATGCGTATGATCCAGTGTCAATGCTTCCACTAAATTCCGCTGATGCATCACCATCTGCAAGAATTTTCGTATCATCATCCTTCAATTGATCAACCAAGTCTGTAAAAAAATTACCCATTATCATTCACCTTTATAAAAAATGCGCTAGGCACATTATAACATCAATTGTTGCGTATGTCAAATTACATAGAGTCTTGATCCCTATGGTACATCTTATGCGCTGAAACTTCTTCCCTTTTCATCGGAATAGGATCTATAGTTGTTGCATGAAAAAGTTCTTCCTTACGTTTCACTGCGTTCAGATTGTAGTTTGCAGCAATGACTAGCAAGACTGCCATAGGATCAAAAACGGAAACTAAGAGTAGAATTATAAATCGGACAGACTTCTCAACAGACTCTTTAGATTCTTCGGCATCTATTAAAGCTGCAATGTATTTGATCGGGCCCACCTCCGCTTCCAGCTTGCGTACTTCAGTGGCGATGGGTGCCCTGTCCTCATTAAGTTTGGCAATGATCTTCTGTTCGGCTTCAATGTCTTGAAGTAATCTAGTGCGTTCTTTGGTTTGGCTTTTGCGCAACGCAATCGCTTTGTCCGCACCTTTTTCGTCTTTACTTCTGACCATAACCTGGTCCACAGCCTCATCGAGCTGTTTGAGTGATTTGCGATTATTGTCAATGTTTACTCTTTCTACTTTTATCTTCTCGTCAATTAGTTCGATTTGTGCAGTAAAATTTGAGTTTGCACTTCCTTGTTCAGTGTGTGCTTTAGATAAGAATCCAAAGATGCCTAACGATGTGATAAACATCAGAATGACAACTGCTACAGTGAAGTAGTATTTCATTATCCTAGGCGCATCGTTCCAGTTCCTATAGAGCCAACTAACAGTTACAAGTTTAGCAAGTTCTAGTGAACCACCCATCATTGCGATGGATAGAGGCGCTGCTGAAAATATCGCAATCAAGCCTGCGATTGAATAGTACGCTGCGATACTAGACAGTAGCAGTGCATTGAAAAACAACAGAATAACGAATGCCATGTTATCCTCTAGTGATAGCTAGGATTTTATCAACTTGCTCTTGAATTTTATCTTTACGATTCGGCCAGTAGATGTATTCTTTATCTGGCGTCTTCATTAGATTGATAAGCAAAGGCATTATGATTTGCTCTAGCTCTTTAAGTTTGCCTGAAGTTTTCGCTAGCAACTCTGCCCGTTCAGCTTCTAGTCCTAGTTTACCGTCTTCATATAGCTGTAGAATAGAGTCTACCTTATGTTCAAGGCGCGTTACTGCTTCGCTTGATGATGACACAGTTTCGCGGATAACCTTTGTCTCTAGCGTATTGGTGTCTGTGACTTGTTTTAGCTCAACTTCATCTACTGCGCTAAAACCAAAGTCCTCTTCATAACGAATTGATAGATACTCTTGTGGTATGTTTGACATGTTAGAAAAATCCTAGTAAGGTTGATTTATACTCCGTATTCCATCCAAAGGTAGTCACAATGCTTTTCATAGGATCAATGTATGCCTTATCGAATTGCAGATCATAATCGATGTACTTCTCAAGCTGCATTTCTTTCGGCAACATGTTCACTACAGAAAGGACATTTTCTTGCGTTGGGTTTGGAACTTTCATATAACAAAATTTAACTTTGTCGCCATCTTTGATCGGCTGATACTTCTTCTCTAGCTTATGCTTTTTCAATAGGCTGTTATACACTAGAGAACCGCGAACGTGGATCGGAGTGGCTTTGCCATATATCGACACACTATCACTATATTTAGTTAGTTCACTCACGCCTCTAGGAAATGCAACCGATTCAAATGGCAACTTCTTAAACTCGTCTTTGAATTTTGCATTGAACGTTTGAAATTCTTTTTCAGTTCCTGTCATGATCAGATCAAGTGCTTCTTTAATCTTATCGCGGCACGATGCTGGCGTCGAGGACTTAACCGCTTCAATGCCCATCATCTTAAGCTTAGGCTTTGCATAGCGAACACCTTCATTGTCCCATACGTTAAGAATGTACCGCTTCTTTGCAGTCCAGATTCCAGTGTCTGCAATTGATTCACGCTTCATCTGCATCTTTTGATCAAACGCATTCATGTTATCTGCAAGTTGTTGGTACGACTTGTCAATGAAAGGCTGAATCTTTTGCTCACACACTTTGTCGATAAACTCTACGATCTTTTCTTTTGGTATAGAGACTTTACCATCAACGCCGTATACTTTTTGCACAAGAGGTCCAAGGTGAAGATAGATCGAATCAGTATCGGATGCAATGATGTAATCGACACCATCAGTGCTCAATAGCTTATTCATGTAGCCATTCATAGCCTTTTCGATCCAACGAATAGCCAACTGACCAGACAATGTGATAGCTTCCGCTTGACGGATATCAAAGAATCGAAAGTACTCATTACCCAATGCGCCATAAGCTGAGTTCAATTGAACCTTCTTGGCTAGCTGAAGATTCTTATACTTCGAAATCTGATAGCTTTCTTTACGCTTGGCTTCAGGCGTAGTTGCAGCTTCATAATCTTTCTGTGATTGAATCATCTTCTTTTTGTACATTGATCGATCATTGTACATGCGTTCCATCATAGCGGGTAAGAAGCCTTGCTTGTCACGCTTAAAGAAGTGTCCGTTCGCTGCCATGCAATATTCGTCTTCAATGTCATATTTGCTGTTCAGCAAATTATCAACTGTCACAGAAATATGCTTGCTTGCTGCCAACGTTTCGGGCGAGATATTGTATTGCATGATCAAGTGTGGGTACAGACTGTTCAAGTCGAAAGACACTACCCAATCATGTTTACCAACAATTGGATCTTTCACATAGCCACCAGCATACTGAGCATTCTTTGGAGTTCTAACATTTTGAGGCACAACAATACCACGTTCTAGCAGTTCATTGTGAATCAATGTGTCCCACATCCGCACCTGCGTGAATACGTCACCGTAGTTCACTTTAGCGTCATATGCAAGGGCAAGTGCCATGTCGATCAATTGCATCTTAGAATCGATTCTATCAACCAGCTCAACGTCATGGATGTTGTACTCAATAAACTTTTGGAAGTTCGTCTTGTACAGTTGGTGCAGATTCTCTACCTCAGAGTAGTCGAGCTTTCGTTCACCGAGTTCAATGTACGCAATGTGGTCCAGCTTAAAGCTTTCTTGCTGCGAGTAAGTAAATTTCTTGTACAGTTCAAGGTAGTCAAGCACTGTAATGCCAAGTAGTTCATACGCAACCTGTTCACGATTCATGATTGTTGTATTGCGGCTATTGATACGCTTCCAAGGAGACAGGCGCTTTACAGTCTCTTCGCCGAGAATTCGAATGATCCGATTAACCAGGTATGGAATATCAAAGAACTGGACATTCCAACCAGTGACGATATCGGGTGAAGTGATTTCCCATAGCTCAAGAAACTTCATGATCAATGCATTCTCATTGTTGCATTCATAGTAGGTAACATCTTTGCGTTCATGCATAAAGAATTCACAACCAAAAACGTGATAGTGGTTGTCAACCTTAAACGTGATTGCAGTGATTGTTTCGCTAGCACTAGCAGGCTCTGGAAATCCATTCTCAGAGCCAACTTCAATGTCGATGTTTGCAATTCTAATCAGTGATCGATCATAGTCAAGTTTACCAGGATACTCTTCATCAATGCATACGTATTGAAAGTTGGTCGATCCATAGATAGAGAAGTTATCGACGCCATCATACTTCTTAACAAACTCCATTGCATCACTAATTGTTCCCTGCATCACAGGAGAAACATACGTGCCTTCAAGTGTAGTGAATTTGGTCGGTTCACGCGACGGCAGATAGAGTGTAGGATTGTAGTCCAGTCTCTCCGCAAACCTACGTCCGTTGTCATAACCTCGGACGAGGATTGTATTCCCATACTTGCTAAAGTTTGTGTAGAATTTCATTATCTAATGATTGCCGATGGTTTTGGCAGGACGATTCCTGAGCCGTATATCTCATTATACTTGTTTTCAATCTCTTGTGCAACCGAAACCGTGTAGAGAATGTGTGCCCTTTGCAGTTGCACTTTTTCCTGTTCAGAGAAAAGTAACATCGGCATCATGTTCAGTCTCGGTTGTCCTGTTTGGGTTTGCATAATTCCAAGAGTGCATGGATTTTTGATCGTTACACTATCAGAAGTGTCTGATATGATCTCACCAACTACTTCTTCGCCCGAAATCAATTTTAAAATTCTAAGTTCGCTCATTTTATATCCTATAATAAAAATGGGTGCGCTGGGCACCCTTAGTGTTAATTCTTCACCAGATAGTTATACGAATCTTCCTAGTGAATTGCGCATAGTGTATTCGCGTTCCAGTTGTTCTACTTGTGAAGAATTCTGAGGATCATTTGCAAGAATGTATTGCTCTAAAGTCTGACTTCTATCACGTAAAATAAAGGACACGATACTTGAAAGTGAGTTTAAAATGTTATTCATCTAATTCACCTTCTGCCAAATACTGTTTACTGCCTTTAGCTTTCACTGGCACCTTCTTTGGCTTCTTTTCTTCTGGAACTAAACGATCCAAAATGATCTTAAGCATACCATTGAATAGCTCGGCGTCTTTAACTTCAAATTGATCAGCAATGGCGAATGCGCGAGTGAAGCCGCGATTAGCAATGCCTTTGAACAAATAATTTTCTTCCTTATCATCATCTTTTGATGTTACATTGCCTTTGACGATAAGTTTACCATCGTCAATTTCGATATCGATTTCGCTTTGTGCGAATCCGGCAACAGCAAGTTCAATACTGTATGAATTTTCACCAGTCTTCTTGATATTGTATGGAGGATATCCAGGAATGTTTTTAGTCACATCAGCATGCAGTTTTTGCATGTGAGAAAGTTGTTCTTCAAATCCTACGAAATATCTATCGAAGTCCTTGAATGCTGGACCAAATGAAATTTTACCAATTTTAAAGTCTGTCATAGTTTTCTCCTATTAATAAGCGAGTTTTAATTAATTTGCATCCCCGAAGGCAATGCGATTGGTCCTGCTTACTTTATACAGGGCACACTAACGAGGTGCAGTTCAATTGCTCGGACGCCAATTACCGTTGACGACAACAGCCCTAAGGTGGGTTCTTGGTAGTGATTTACTAGGGTACCAGCCTAGCTTCCCATCCCTGAGAATTATTATTTATATCAGGCTTGACCCATTTTACGTCGAGATACGTAATATTTTGTTCGACCTTCAAGGTTCAAAGATGTATAAACCTTAAAGCCTGCTTGACGGAGTTCAGTCATGCGTGCGCGAAGATTCTTAATACCAAATAGTGCGTCAGCTTTGCGTGAAGTGATAGTGCGTCCAGTGCCGCGCAAATAAGATACCAGCAATTGAATCTGAGTCTTGTTTGATTTTACAAATGCCATAATAATATACCTTTAAAGTAATAATAAAAATGCTAAGTTTCCTTAGCGGAAGTGAGATAGTATTATCTCACAATTTTAAAAGGTTGTCAAGTCACTTTTAATGTCGATTTCAAAAACCAAGCGTGTTTATTAAACGCATCTTGACGTTCTGCCATAAGATTGGACAGATTGTGCATTCCATTTTGTTCTGCCAAATCATAAACAGTTTTGATGCTGCTCTGCATTAGAGCAATATCAGCAAGCAAATTGCTTATCATAACCATAGCTGGAGGAACTGTTTCATCATCTTTAATCAAAGTCAATTGAGAGTATCTAGTAAATCCTCCAGGAGCATATGCATCTAATGCGCGAATTTCTTCCGCAAGTTGATCTACTACGCCATAAACTTCTTCATAGATTTCTTGTAGAAGATTATGATACTGAAAGAAATCAGGACCGCCAATATTCCAGTGGTAGTAATGAGTCTTTAGATAAAATGCAAAGTGTGATGCCAAATTTACTTTGAGTGATTGAATTAGTTCTTCCATTTTAGTTTATCCTTCTAGTGCTGTTGCCTATACTATATTTAGTGATAAGCTCCCACTTGCTTCTTTCTGAATACGAAATTACTTTAATGTGAGACAACGGAGCGATGGGATCTTTAGATTTTTCAGGATTAACAATCTTAATCAATCCCCATTCTGCTAATAGATTTGCAATAGTGTTTCGTCTACCCAAATCGTCTTCATCGAAATCTGTGTCTTTACCGTCCAAGGAGAACAGTTCTTTAAAATGCACAATATAATATTTACCACGCTTATGAAGGATGTGGCACGATTGAAACAATTTGTTTTCTTTTCTCGAAGCTACTCCAATTCTAGTAAGTGTTTCTCTTACCTTTAGGAAATCATCTTTTTCTGCTAATGTAATCTCCAATAATCTTTCGATATCCATATTCTCTCCCCGGTGTTCTATCCACCTTTTTCTAATTTAGAATGAATGATTTTTAAATCATCATCAGAGAGAATCTTAAGTGCTTCTTTAGCTTTGGTAATGTTGTAACCATAATATTCCGAAACATCTTTGACTTCCTGTGACACACGATTTTTCAACCATTTCTCGTACCTGTTCCTAGGTCTAAGAGTATTTAGTAAATATGTGAATTGAAGTCTTCCGTCTAGATGGGAGCTTCTGTTCATTTCATTTGCAGCAAGAATTGAATCGGCAGACAGAGATAGTCCGGTGTTAATAATCCATGCACACTTCTCTTTGTAGTATCTATCTAGAAGTTCTGGATTCTCCAAGCCTTTGAATGGATCTTTTTTAGTGTGCGAAACAATCTTAAGGAGCGAGAATGGATCATACTCAACACCATCTAAGACTATGCTTTGCTTTTTAACGTCTGCCACTTGTGTCATTTGATATCACACGATGCCATGACCTCAGTCAAGAATGCAGCCATATTGATTTCAGGGTTAGCAACGAATGCAGCTTTGTATTGATACTCAGACAGAAGCATAATAAACACAGGCACGGATGCAGGCTCAACATACTCTAGGATGTTATCAAACAGATTACGGAAGATCACCGACGAATCATTGTCACTGTTTTCATTAACCCACTTGCGCATTGTAGAGAAGTCTTTTGATCGAAGGGTATCAAGAAGATTCTTGATAGAGACTTCAATGACATTAGACAAAATTCCGGTGTCAATCTTACCTGTGCTAGAGTAGCGTTGAAGTTCATTCAACGTTCTGCGCCAATCAGGAAAGTGTTTCTTGATTACTTCTGCAACGACAGGAGGCTCAAATTCAATGCCTTCTTTTTGCAGAATGCCACCAACACGCTTAAAGAATTGTGCAGCAAGCTTCGGCTTATCTGTATTACTTATCTTGAATTGAATAACAGAGCATCTGGAGTGTAGAGGCTGAATGATACGATTGAGAAAGTTGCAAGTAAGGATAAAACCGCAATTAGCAGAAAACTCTTCCATGAAGTTGCGCAAAGCAGGCTGTGTGCTAGTAGGGTTGAGATAGTCTGCCTCATCCAAGATAACATATTTACGACCACCTTTAAACGACATAGTAGATGCGAAATTTTTAATTTCATTCCGCAAGGTATCGATGTTGCCATTCATCGACCCGTTGATTACGATATAAGAACATCCGAGTTCTTCAAGCATTGCCTTAGCGATAGTAGTCTTACCAACGCCAGCGCCGCCAGTCAGAATCAGATTAGGAATATCTCCATTCGACACGAATTTTGCGAATGTAGTTTTAAGATCAGCAGGAAGAATAGTCTCTTCTACAGTCTTAGGGCGATAAATTTCACACCAGAGGAAATGATCAATCATAACAAAAACTCCATTATTATAAATACAAGGCGGGAATACTAAGTTGCATCCTAATATTCCCTAAACAATATAACCATTAGGAGTGGTCACATGTCTACTATTATATATCAAATTACAAATTTAGTCAACTCTAAATTTTACATCGGCAAGTCATCTAAGACTGCGCAGGAAAGATTTCTTCGTCACTGCCGCAACAGTAAATCACAAAATACATATCTATATAATGCTATGCGAAAGTATGGAACGATCAATTTTACGATTAAAGTGTTAGAAGAAACCGACAGTCCCAACGAAAGGGAGATTTACTGGATTAAAACTTTACATCCACACTATAATATGACAGAAGGCGGAGATGGAGGCGACACTTCAAATTCGCCCAATTATAAGTTAGGCATGAAGACGTACCATGAATCACGCAAACCGGAAGATTATGCGACTTATGGAATGCTAGGTAAAAAACAATCC